AGCTGGGCGAGAAGTACGGCCAGGAGCACGAGTATTACAACCTTCAGACGCCTGCTGATGCAATCAAGTTGCTTTGCATCAACTATCCAGCGTTAAAGGCTGAACTATTTGAAGCGCACAAAAACGGCGTTGGATACAGGGTGATTCAAGGTGGTGCGGCGATGGGATATGACGAGCTGCAATTGCCGTTTGGCAGCAAACCATTGCTTGTAGTGCCTGTCATCACAGGCTCTGGCGGCGGGTCTACGACGCAGATTTTGCTAGGTGTTGGCCTGGTTGCGTTGGCAGTTTTTAATCCTGCGGTTGGCGTTGGCTTGGGCGGTGCTGCGGGATTTGGCGCTGGCGCTGCTGCTGGCGCTGCTGCTGGCGCTGCTGCCACATTGGGAGCGAGCCTTACTGCGGTTGGAGGCAACATTGGTATTGCTCTAATCCTTGGCGGAACGGCAAGCCTCCTTTCGCCCCAGCCAGCATTACCAAAGGCGAATCGAATTAGAGGTGAAGGTTCAAATGTTCGTGGTCCTGGCCCTGATGGCATTACAAGAGGCGCATCCGGCAAGCAGTCTTATGCCTTTACCGGACCTGCTAATACGGTTGGAACGGGCACCACACTGCCTGTTATTTATGGGCGCGTAATAGCTGGCAGTCATTTGGTTGCAGCAAACTTAGATGTAACTGACAATTCTGACCCGCTGCAGATAGCAACGCAGACTCCAGGTATTGAAACAATTAAAATTAATGGCGAAAATTTGACTACAAGGCTAAAAGACTGTGGAGGAATAGAAAGCAGAAGGGGCACAACTTTGAATGAACTTATCGTTAACAGTAGCGATACAAATCGCAGCACAAAAGTTGCTATTAATAAGATATTTGGCCCTCCTAGCACTAATTCTAACCAAACTCAAAGACTAAAAGATGGAGCCGAGTACAGAAGCAACGCCAATAACGGAGGATGGGCTGCTCTTAAATATAAAGAGGACAGAGCAAAACGCAAAAAAATTGATGTTATCTTTAAGATCGCAGAAGGCTTGCACGATTTTGTTTCAGAAGAAGGAAGCACTAAGATTGATGGTTTTATTACTTACGAAATAACGCTGACGATTACTACAGGAGGGGCAGATATTCCTGTAGCATCAGCCCGCATAACAGTACAAGGCTTGACAAACGCAAAGCAAAGCGTTGTGTTTGGCCATCGGCTTGAAATGCCAAGAGTCCAAGATCGTAACAACGACGATTTAGCTATAAAAGTGGAAATTATTGAAGTTGGCCTTCTCCCTACGGCTACATTTCAATTACAAAGCTACGGCTACGACTTACTTGCACCCAGCACCTAATGGCTCTCAACTCTAAGACCAACCTCCAGATTATTGACGCAATTTGCGAAGGGCCTATTGATGGTTTTGCAAAGGTAGACAGCAGCGTTGTACTAAATGAAACAGTAGTAACTCGTCGCCAACTAAGTGAAAGAAAAAACAATCCGCCTCGTGTAGTTTATTCTTTAAAAAGAGGCACAGGTCGCCAAGGTAGCTTTAAAGAAACTTCTCTTCTAAGCGATGTTACGACAACTATAGAGCCAGTTGGCGAACAAGTTGGCAAAAATTACTCGGAAAAAGTTAACGCCAACAACTTAGTCACTGAGCGAGATTATGGCAGAGGTAGCGTTGTCAAAACTATAACTGACCCTGAAGTTGATTTTGTTCAGCTTGTTTTTACTGTACCAAAGCTGTTTTGTGTGGCGGCAGAAGGCTTGGCACGAGGTCAGTTATTCTTTGCCCAAATTAAACTAGATGTTGCAATACAAAGCGCAAAAGGCGCTTATGTCTCTAAACAGATTTGCATAGAAGGACAAAACAAAAACAACATAATTAAAGGAATTGCAACCTCTGAGTACCAATTTAAAACGGCTCCAATTAATTTAGCAGACGAAGATGGCATGAGACGCCCTCCTTATAATATTAGGGTTAAAAAGCTAACTTTTGGCCCCGATAAACCTCGGGAAGGAGATGAGCTTATCGCTGAGGACGCTTTTGAAGTGTCTTTTAGAGACTTTGAAGATTTACCCCGAAATACGCCAGTTGCAAACAAGCGTGCGGACACTATTATTTGGAGCAGCATTATTCTTGGTAAACGCACCAACGTAACTTACCCGCATACAGCTCTTGCCTACTTAAGTATTGATTCGGAAGAATACAACACTCTTCCCGCCAGAGCGTATGACATAAGAGGACTAAAGGTTCGTATTCCCAAAAACGCTGAGGTCCAAAGAACAGATAAGGAGTTTGAGAGGCATGATGGAAGTCTTAAATTTTACGGCGATTTTGATGGCAGCTTAACTAGAGATAGGCACTGGACTACTTGCCCCATCTGTTGCTTTTATGATCTATTGACAAATACAAGATATGGAGCGGGTGATTTCATAACTCCTGATAATTTAAACTGGGTTGATTTAATTGAATTATCAAAATATTGCAATGAACTGGTTGCAACGCCTGAAAGAAATGAAGAAGGCGACGTAATTTTTGAACCACGTTTTGCGATTAATACCGTGCTTGGTTCACAGGCAAGCGCCTATGACGTCTTGCAAGACATGGCAAGTGTTTTTCGTGGGATGCTTTATTGGAAAGCTGACAACGTACAAATTGCTGCTGATCACGGGAAAGAAGGTGGCGGCGTACTTCCTGCAATCCATATTTTTAGCAATTCAAACGTTGTCAATGGTGCGTTTGTTTACAACGGCTCATCGCTTAAAACTCGCAGTACAAGAGTCCGTGTTCGTTATAACGATCCAGACAACTTGTTTAAGCCTGACTTTGTTGTCATAGAAGACCAAGCGCTGATTAAAAAGTACGGAGTACAAGAGAAAGCTATTGTCGCGTTTGGTTGTAGCTCGAAGTATCAAGCACAGCGCATGGGACGTTGGGTGCTTCAGTCCGAAAAGCTGCACGATGACACGGTTACATTTTCAGTTGGCCTTGAAGGTTTAAACGTACTGCCGGGTCAGATTTTTGAAGTGTCAGACGAGATGCGTTTTGGTACTCGCTTGGCGGGTCGGATTGTTGGAGCGCGTGTGGGGTTTGTTGATTTAGATCAACCTGCGGAACCATTACCTTCTGGTACGAACAATGAGCTGAGCGTTGTCATGAAGGATGGAACCGTAGAAACTGTCGCCATTGCAAGCGCTAGCGGAACACGAGTAACCCTTAGCTCTAATTTCACACAGGTTCCTCCTGATAATGCTCTGTATGCGATCAAGAATGACTCTGTTGTTCTGCGTAAATACCGTTGTTTAGCTGTCGCAGAAGGGGAAGGAGGTGTTTACAGCGTCGTAGGAGTGCGGCATGTAGATGGTATTTATACAGTCGTGGAAAGTGACAACGCATCTTTAGACCTACCTCCACTAGTAGTTTATGGAGCAAAACCTGCTGCACCGCAAGATCTAAAGATTACGTTCCAGCAGATTGATGACGGTCGCAATACAACAAACCGAGCAACAATCTCTTGGTCTAGGGGACTTGCAGGCCCTGTCTCTGTATTTAAGGTGAAGTGGAAAGTTGGTGAAGCTAATAACTGGAATGAAGCGTCTACAGCTAATACATTTTTAGACGTTAATTCAAACCTGCAACCGGGCAAGCGTTTGTATGCCGAGGTAAAAGCTGTTGGTCCTGAACCAGATAAGCATGAGTCTGACTGGTCAAGAGTCGAACGTGAAATTCCTGTTGGTGGAACGTCTGATGGCAGTGATGGGACTCCAATTATTGTTCTACCACCGGACCCAGAGGACGTAACAATCGAAGCTTTTGGTGTTGACCAAGTTATTTTGCGTTGGTCGTCAACAGCTAATGGTCAAAAGGTTGAAAGTTTTGTTGCTGTTATCAAGCATTCAAGTAACACAAGCGGACTTGGCACTTGGCCAAACAGTGCCGGTCTAAGAAAGGTTGAGGCTCGTACTACCTATGCAGTTTTGCCATTACTTAATGGTGAATATCTAATTAAATTTGAAAATGACCAGCTACAGCGCAGCGCAAATGCTGGCAGTGCGTTAATTAATATCCCTGACGGTATCCCTAGATTCAATTATGAAGTCATACGGGAAGACACGCCTTCAAACTTTGTTGGTGACAGATTTCAAACGTTTTATAGTGCCGAATTTGATGGCTTAATCTTAGCTAACGAGGGGTCGTTTGACAGCATTCCTGATATTGATGCCTTTCTCCCAAACATTGATTCGCTGCGTGGGGCTCAGTTTTCTAATGGCGAATACTTCTTTGAAAATATCGTTGATCTTGGCGCAAAATATAGTTTGCGTATGCAGCGAGTTCTTGTGGTTCGCGGTCTTTACACTAATGATTTGATTGATGATCGGTTAGAGCTAATTGATACTTGGCATGATTTTGATGGCCAAGAAGCTGACGATACAGATGTTGAGGTTTACTTTAGAAAGTCAGATGACACTGCTACTAATGCAGAAGTTTTGCTTGAAGACGGCGGCAAAATTAGGCAAGAAAAAGACACTGTCAACTATGCCGTAACCGTTGTAGCTTCAGGCGGTGGAAACAGGTACAGGATTAATGGATCAAGCACTGACAACGAAACGTTGAGTCTGACTGAAGGAAATATTTATGTGTTTGACCAATCTCATAGCAGCAACGTTGGCCATCCCTTAAGAATCAGTGCCACGAGCGATGGCACGCATAACAGTGGCACTGCCTATACCGATGGTGTAACAGTTGTTGGAACGCCTGGATCTACGGGCGCTTACACAGAAATAAATTTGGTAGAAAATGCGGCAACTCTTTATTACTACTGCTCGGCTCATGCAGGGATGGGAGGTCAATTAAATACGGCTGCTGGCACGTATTCCGACTTACGACAAGAATCAGATTTGCTTTTTGAAGATTGGATTCCGCTTGAGAACAATGTTTATGTTGGTCGCTCGTTCCAATTCAAAGCTCTCTTAAGTACAAACAGTGTTGACCAAACGCCATTGGTTGACCAGCTTGGCGCAATACTGCAGTTTGAAAGACGTACAGAAAACAGCACAACAATTGCTTCTGGAACGGCAAGCGGTGGCAAGGCTGTCACTTTTGCCAATGCGTTCTACACCGATGGAAACACGAAGGTGACTGTTGGCATTACAGCGTTTGACCTTGCTTCTGGTGACTATTACGTCATGTCAGAGCCGACAAGGACTGGCTTTACTGTCACGTTTAAGAACGGCAGCTCTGTGATCGACAGAAATTTTCAGTACACTGCAATAGGATATGGAACACAAGTAACTTAAAGCCCTGCTATGGCTACGCACAACTACAATATTGCGAACGGCAGCGGCCAAGCTGTGCGGCAAGACATAAACAATGCCCTAGACGCTATCCAAACCAGTAACAGCAGCCAAGTTGAACCAAGTGGCCCGGAAGTTGGTCAGCTCTGGTATGACACAAGTTCTAATGAGCTAAAAGTGTACAAAAGTAGTGGCTGGCAAGCGGTAGGGGGTACAGCAAGCGGTGCCTTAATTGGATCAGGCTCTACAAGAGTTCAGTTAACGGCTGGTACGCAAGCCCTGCCCAGTGTTTATTTTGGCACTGATACGACTTCCGGTTTTTATGCACCTGCAAGCAATCAAATAGCATTCTCTTTGCAGAACGATCCTTATTTAAAAATTGGTTATAACGTTGCTCCTTCTGGGAGTACTCCAAACAGGGCTTTATTTCTCGGAAATGCAGCGTCTTTAGCTGCTCCTAAGAAGCCAGAACTTGTCACTGCTAATGAGGGTTTAACACACCAAGGCATAATGATTGCTGAGCTTGGCAGGATGCAAATAGCCACGCATGAAGGGCGAGGGATAACAATGAATCGTACTGGTAACGATGGTCAAATGATTAGCTTTGCTCGTGATGGAAATACGGCGGTAGGTCACATTAATATGACTACTAGTGCTGTTTCGTATAACACAGGCTCTGACTATAGATTGAAAGAAAACGTTGTCGATTTAACTGGCGCAAAGTCTCGCCTTCAACAATTACTTCCTAAGCGGTTTAATTTTATAGGTAAAACAGACGTATTGGTTGATGGGTTTCTTGCTCATGAAGCACAAGCTGCTGTTCCGGAATCTGTGACAGGAACAAAAGACGAAATTGATTCAGACGGGAACGCCGTTTATCAAGCTATTGACCAATCTA